AAATTTAACGACAGGCTATCTATGAACCAGCTACCTCGCCGTGCGCTTTCGCGTTATGGTCTGACTTTTCAGGGAAATATCCTTTCAGTAAACTGTCAGTGCCGGATGCTCACCCGTGTCCGGCGCAAGCACTCCACCTCACCCGTGGAGAACTCCTTAATTACCAACCTTAGCTTCGTTGGTTAGCTATTAACGCGGGTATGTAATCATTCTGGCAATGGTTAATGCCGCTGCTTTTTCCAGATTGGTGATATCCTGCTCCAGAGAGGACAGATTTTCAGCCTGCTTAGCCCTGACTTCATTAGCCCATTTCAGATCCTGCGCTGCATTAATTTTCTGGTGCATCCACTCATAAAGTTCATCATTGGTATAGTCTGGCGCGATGATGACGGGTTCTCGTTTCTGCATACTGATTCCTCGCGGTGCTGTTTCGCTTATCAGCCATTAGATTTTGCCGAACTGGAAAGCACCTGTTTAAATTCGTTGAAGCTGTGAGCTTCTTCGCCTTCGGCAAGGCCTTCGAAGTATTCTTCGTAAGCCTTTTCCATGATTGTGTCGAAATCCATATCACCCACCTGAATTTCTTTCCAGCCAGCGACGCGCTCCAGATTCGGTTTTAAACGTTTTGCTTTTGGTATACGTCATTGCGGTGAACGTACCGTACTGGTTGGGGAACACGCCACATACCAGAGATTCGCTGTTGCCAAGATCGATAGTATCCATGCTGACCTCATTTCCCCTTAACGCCGGGGTAGCGGAACAAAAACCTGCTGCATAGTTATTAAAGTTGAACCCTGCCGTCATGTTCTTACGCCTCGGGCTGGCTACTTAACCCGTGACCACTGCCTGGTAACTCGAGGTATTGCCCTGTATTGTGTGGGACGGGATGGGTTGGTATGGGAAAACTATAGGAAATGCCTAATTACTTGTCAATAGGCTATGCCTAATAATTTGGGCGCAACCTAATAGGTGATGGTTTGTGGAAGAGGTAGTAGGAGTTAACTAACGGGAACTAGGAATTTCCCGTCGGACCATATAAGTTTAAGTTCCTGTCTTGGTGATGTTCTGGCTTTTCCGTTTTGATTCTTGATTTTTCAGATAGTTAGCTACCTTCATTTCCATTGCGGCAATGTAGGCGCGAACGTCATGATCAACCCAACTAGGCTCCGTAGCATTTCCAGATAAGATGAAAGCCACAATTGCTCTTTTTTCATCAGAGGCGGCTTGATAAAGGCTGTTTATGTCTAAAAGTTCACTTTTTGTATCTGAAGTGGATGGGGTTGGTATGGGGTATTCGTTAAGCCCCCAATGCTCTGGACCAACCACATCAGAAAAGAAACGCCATAGTTCTGGAAGTTTGTCTTTACTTATCGAACCTTTCTTAATCCAGTCATGGATTGATGGTGGTTGGACTTTGAAATGACGTGCGATTTCCGCCTTTGATTTGACGGCTCCTGATGCAATTTTTTTGTTAATGGCCTGCTCTATCGCTCGGCCTAAGTCTTTACCACTAAGCATTGCTTAATAGTCTCCTATGCGCATCGCGTTAGGCAATCCCTACTCTCGATGTATTAGGCATAGCCTATTGACAATTTCATTAGGCTAAGCCTAATATTGTTGCGTGTTTTTTGGAGTTCATTCGATGAAAAAAGATAACTATTCATTCAAACGAGCTTGTGCTGTTGTCGGTGGGCAATCAGCAATGGCTAGGCTTTTAGGTGTATCTCCTCCAAGCGTAAATCAATGGATCAAAGGTGTACGTCAGTTACCTGCTGAGAGATGTCCTGCGATTGAACGAGCAACAAAAGGTGGTGTTCTGTGTGAAGAACTTCGTCCTGATGTTGATTGGACATACTTACGACGCTCGTCATGTTATTCGCAGAATATGTCGATGAAGCAACCAAATGACGAAAACGATCATACCCGAAGCATCAAGAGGCAAATGATTCATGAAAATCAAACATGAGCACATCCGCATGGCGATGAATGCCTGGGCATACCCTGATGGTGAGAAAGTTCCTGCAGCTGAAATAGCCCGGACTTATTTCGAACTGGGGATGACGTTCCCTGAACTGTACGACGACAGCCATCCGGAAGCCCTGGCCCGTAATACCCAGAAAATTTTCCGTTGGCTGGATAAAGACACCCCTGATGCTGTTGAAAAAATGCAGGCTCTGTTACCGGCGATCGAAAAGGCGATGCCGCCTTTGCTGGTGGCCCGTATGCGCAGCCACAGTTCTGAATATTACCGTGAGATCGTCGAACGGAGGGATCGGCTGGTGAAGGATGTCGATGATTTTGTTGCGTCAGCGGTTGTTTTGTATGACCAGATGAATCGCGGCGGCCCGGCAGGGAATGCTGTGGTGATGCACTAAAAGCACGGTGTTCGGGGGTTTTATGAGCAGCAAGCTTCATGGTCTTGTCTGGGAAGGGTGCGCCTTCACCGGCATGATCTTATCCAGGGTGGCGGTTATGGCCCGTCTTGCAGACTACAGCAATGACGAGGGCGTGTCATGGCCTGCCATTGAAACTATCCGGCGTCAGATCGGTGCAAGAAGTGAATCCACAGTGAAATCGGCTATTGCAGAACTGGCGAAAGAGGGCTGGCTGACGAAGGAAGAGCGTAAGGTCGGTGGGCGTAATGTAAGCAATATCTATCGGCTTAATGTGGAAAAACTCGAAGCAGCTGCGGCGGCGGCGCGTGAGTCATATAAACCGAAAAGAAAAATTAGCCCGGCAAAAAATGACCCGTTAACAGTTGACCCGTCAAATATTGACCCCTCAACGGTTGACCCGTCAAATTTTGATGGATCAACTGTTGATAAAAAACTGCCGATTAGGGGGGCGATGATTGACCCCGATCCGTCAGTATTAAAACCTGATCCGTCAGATAAAAGATCTTCTTGTCCGGACGCTTCGCAACCGGACCCGCAGACGGCTGAACAGGATTTTTTAACCCGACACCCTGACGCGGTTGTGTTCAGTGCGAAAAAACGCCAGTGGGGAAGTCAGGAAGATTTGGTGTGCGCACAGTGGATCTGGGGACGAATCGTGAGTCTTTACGAGCAGGCGGCCAGCGATGATGGCGAGATCACTAGACCGAAAGAACCCAACTGGACAGCATGGGCCAATGACGTTCGCACAATGCGGATGCTGGATGGCAGAACTCACAGACAAATTTGTGAAATGTTTGGGCGTCTCCAGCGGGATTCGTTCTGGGTAAAAAACATCATGAGTCCGGCAAAACTCCGGGAAAAATGGGATGAACTGGTTATCCGCCTGGGGCGTTCGCCTGCGCAGCGTTGCGTGAATCACATTTCTGAACCGGACACTGAAATACCGCCGGGATTCAGGGGGTGACGTGTCATGAAAAACATTGCGGCAGTTGGGGTTCTTGAACGTATTCGCAGACTTGCACCACAGGGGGCGGTTCCACCGTACCGGACGGTGGAGGAGTGGCGGGAATGGCAACTTGCTGAAGGACGAAAACGCAGCGAGGAGATTAACCGCCTGAATCATCAGGTGCGGGTTGAAAAAATCCTGAACCGTGCGGGCATCCAGCCGCTTCACAGGAAGTGCTCATTCGGGAACTACCGGGTGCAGAACGACGGTCAGCGCCATGCTCTGAGCCAGGCGAAATCCATTGCCGATGAATTGATGACCGGATGTACAAACTTCGTGTTCAGCGGTAAACCTGGTACCGGTAAAAATCACCTGGCAGCAGCGATTGGCAATCGGCTGATGGCGAAGGGGAGAAGCGTGATTATCGTCACCGTGTCCGATGTCATGAGCGTGTTGCATGACGGCTACGACAACGGCCAGTCCGGGGAAAAATTTTTACAGGAGCTTTGTGGAGTTGACCTTCTGGTCCTTGATGAAATTGGCATGCAGCGGGATACGCGCAACGAGCAGGTCACGCTGAACCAGATAGTCGACCGCAGAACGGCTTCGATGCGTAGTGTCGGAATGCTGACGAACCTGAATCACGCAGCGATGAGCACACTCCTCGGAGATCGGGTGATGGACCGTATGACCATGAATGGTGGTCGTTGGGTGAATTTTAACTGGGAGAGCTGGCGGTCAAACGTTGGACGTCAGGGTATGTGAGAATTTTTGACGAGGTAAATTTTCGATGGAAACTGTATTGCATGCACTGAAAGCGATGGGAAAAGCCAATTCTGTTGAACTGGCGGCGCGGCTTGATATCAGCCGTGAAGAAGTTCTTAACGAACTGTGGGAACTCAAAAAAAATGGCGTTGTTGATAAAACGGGTCACACCTGGTTTCTGGCTGTCGAAGGTGAAGCCGGGGTAACCGAAGGGCAGGCACTACAACCTGAAGCGCCGGATGTGGTAACCGAAGAGGTCGCTCCAAAAGTTACCGCAGACATGATGGTTGAGTTTATCGGTCAGGATGGTGCTAAAACGTGTGAGGAACTGGCGGGTAAGTTCGGCGTCAGTACTCGCAAGGTTGCTTCCACGCTGGCGGTGGTAACCGCAACGGGGCGGCTGGCACGCGTTAATCAGAACGGTAAATTTCGTTACTGCATGTCGGGGGGTAATTTACCAGCAGATCCGAAAGCCGCGCCGGTAACGAAAAATGATGGTAAGGCCTTTCCTCAGCCAGCAGGTGCTGCGTTACCAGTCCGGGAAGCCGCAACACAGGAAGAAATTAAAACAGAAACTGTGGCGGACATTGTGCAGCCGTTGCTATCGTTTACCGAAACGCAAGCAGATGAGCTGATTTTTCCGTCCCTGCGCAGGGCAAACCTGGCGCTGCGCAGGGCGAAAAGTGATGTTCAGAAGTGGGAGCGAGTCTGCGCCGCGCTGCGGGAGCTGAACAAGCACCGGGATATTGTTCGACAGATTACTGATTCTTCCCGCCGTGTTGTATCGGAAAAGTGATTGCCGGAGGCGCTTATGGCAAAAGTATTTACACAGGAAGAGCGGGAAAAAATTAAAGGGCAGGTTGTTGAGCTAGTACGCCGGAGTGGGCGCGAGACGTTACGGCAACTGGAAGCCAAGACAGGTGCGACAAGATATCTGATGAGCGTTCTTGCCAGAGAGCTGGTTGCCAGTGGCGATGTATACAACTCTGGTTACGGGTTATTCCCATCTGAACAGGCTCGTAAGGACTGGCAAAACGCCCGCAAAAAACTATCGAGGGCAAAACTGAAGAAACCGGTTGTGGTTGATCCTGACCTTATCTGGTCATTACCAGACGGAGAAATACGCCGCTATGACAGGCAATTGAACATAATTTGTAGTGAGTGCCGTAACAGTGAAGTGATGCAGCGAGTTTTGATATTTTACACAGGAGTAATGATGGAATAGTGAAAATAACATGAAACCTTTGGATTCTGGTGTTTCAGTGGATGGGAAAAGAGCAGATACATAGAAAATGAATAGCAATAATTCACAGTCTGGATGTTGTTTGTATGCTTATAAAATGATCCTAGTATGCATTGCCGGAGTTGAATCAGCTCCAATGAAGAAACTGAGAGGAGTATTTAGAAGATAGCTAAATGGATGTAATTATTAGTATCTAAAAAATAGTATTTTTGAAATGGGTCTAAGAACACAACAATGTACAAATGAGAAGTTATCTTTTAATATGTTCAAAGACCCATTAGGATTGATATCAGTTATGTTAGCTAGATTGATAAAGTGATTACATATTTTCTGTTATATGCTGAAATGAATAATGCTATTCCAGAGTGCAGCAGAGAAAGTCTCCTGATGATTGAGCTCTGGAAATTGTACAATAGAAAAATTACTGTATTTTTCTGTCAAAATATTTCTCAAAACAGATTCCGCTTTGATGGCTTCAGGATATAAAGATGCGGAGTAATCAAGGCTAAGATTTCCGTTAAGCAAGCATATACTTTTAGTGTGCTTTGATTCTGATATATCATCTTTAATTATCTTGATGATTCTTTCATTCTGCCATAGAAGTGATGGTGCAGATATATAATAATAGTTAAAGCATGAATTATTTTTTAAGCAATCAAGCACAAAAATAGCACCTAGCGAGTGCCCCCATATACCGATTCTGGAACTGTTCGGAGCAATAGTACTAACCCATGGCATGATCTGAGTTAGTAATAATTCTCGGAAAGACTGGCTTCCTCCACCAGTAAAGTAGATCCATGCTGGTTTAGAGTTATCAACAATAGCATTTTCACCATCAGGAGTATAATCGTAAGCACGGCGATGAATGCTAAGGTTATTCCAAGATTCATAACCAAGTGTAACTAACACTGGTGGATTGGGTAGTGCATCAATAACAGGCAGAATATCAGAAATGTAATTGTTGGCACTATTCCCATCAAGTATATAAAGAGTTGCATTATTTTTTTTAATGTTTTTTGGAGTAAAAATACATATTTTATATTTGGTGTCATGGTTAATTGAGTTAAATATGCGTGTTTGACAATGAATGTCCATATGTTTAGTCATGCGTTCTCCCCATGAGCATTAAAGGATGCTTAAGATATGCTATGTCACTGATAAAAAATTTGTTGTGTGTGTTTAGTTATTTTATCTACCTCCATTATGATTTAAGACTGATATATGTTATCAGCAAAGGTACATCGTTATTATTTTACCTGTCAATACATTTGATATTGATTATCGTTTACATCGCTTGCTTAGGAAATTGAAGGCAGGTAACTATCATGTCAATGAACTAACCCACAGTCTAACGTACTTCTTTCCCCAATCACCAACAACCAAATTCCTGTTATCACCACTGGGATTTTGGCGCAACTTCATGGTGCAGAGGTAAATAGCATCAAGCAAAATCTCTTTTTCCGTTGTTGTCCTTATGGGACGTCTGTCTTTCTGACCGATTTCATATTGGCGAGGTAATGGGAAGTTAAGTAGAATAGCTGCGGGTGCTTGAGGCTATCTGCCTCGGGCATGAACACCAACGGCAGATAGAGAAAAGCCCCAGTTAACATTACGCGTCCTGCAAGACGCTTAACATTAATCTGAGGCTCAATCTATGAACGGCAAATCTAGGTTAGCCTCTTACGTGCCGAAAGGCAAGGAGAAGCAGGCTATGAAGCAGCAAAAGGCGATGTTAATCGCCCTGATCGTCATCTGTTTAACCGTCATAGTGACGGCACTGGTAACGAGGAAAGACCTCTGCGAGGTACGAATCCGAACCGGCCAGACGGAGGTCGCTGTCTTCACAGCTTACGAACCTGAGGAGTAAGAGACCTGGCGGGGGAGAAATCCCTCGCCACCTCTGATGAATCAGGCATCCTCAACGCACCCGCACTTAACCCGCTTCGGCGGGTTTTGTTTTTTCCTGGCATTCTGGTTTACAATTCGCACGCCAGCCTGAACAACTGGCACCTGCTGCGCCAGCAGAGACAACCGATGGCGCACGATACCAAATTATACAATTCTGATGATTCTGCCGTCTTTGCCAGCAGGCGCGGACGGTGTTTTCACGCATTCAAATCTGACTGGTACCAGCATCCCCCATGCACTGAAGAACAGGCCGAATGGCTCATTCAGTGTTACCGCAGGCGCGGATGCGAGGTTAAAAAAGCCCTTAGCCTCGACTACCGTCACTGGA